GTCTGTGAGGGAGGCTACGTTGGCGGCATCGCTGCTGGCGGTCGGGCCAACGAACTTGCCCTTAAGCACAAAGGCGTCGTCTGGGATGGGTGCCGGGGTGGGCACATGCTGCTGAAGCGTGGCGGCGTAGTAGGCCAGCACTGCCACGGCAATCAGGGCTGCGATCTGCTGGCGGGGCGTCATGTCAGACTCCGGGCTTCTTGGGGGTGCTGCCTGCAAACAGGGACTGCGTGACTACCTCAAGAGCCTTGGTGGTGGGCTCGTCGAGGGCATGGGTAGACGCAAGAAACTCTCGCACGCTGGCCAGAGCAAGCATGGACTGCTGGTAGGTGACTTCCCTTGGCTTCACCTCGGCTACAGGCTGAGATGGGAACTCAACCTTCTTGACCTCCTCCTTGGAGGCGGCAGGCCACAGCAGGAAGGCAACCACAGCAACACCGATAAGAAATAGGATCACGATGCCCTCACTAGCGGTAGGAGACTTTCGATAGCACCGCTGGCAAGCGCCAGCACAAGGGAGCGAACGGCGGGACGCACGATCCACCACAGCGGGATGGCTGGCAGCGGGATCAGCTTGTCGGCCACGGCGTCAAACAGATCGCCAGCGGCCTGAAGGACGAGGGCCTTCTTGTCGGAGCCGGGGAGCGTGAAGGCATCGACCTGAGCGATTGTCAGGCGAAGCAGGCTGATAAGAAGGTCGCCAAACTCAGCGACCGTCAGCCCGTCACTGGACTCCTGCACTGCCCGAGAGATAAAGGCAGCCAGCTTACCCACCACATGGTCTTGGGTGGATGCAGCCGCGACTGGCCCCTCAGAAGTCACCGGCATAGAACCTCCTGTAACACAAGGGGCCTAAGAGGAGTCCTTCCCTCCTAGGCCCCTGCGATGTCGAGCCAACCTAGGACGCGGAATGGGCACTCTTGATGCCGACCAAGGTTCGTACCTTGTTGCTTGCGGCAGCCGAGATGGCGTAGCCGATGATGTCGGACTTGTCGGTGGCCGAGGCCGCGACAGCCTTGCCCGCCGTGGTGGACGAGCCGACCGAGATTGCAGCACCAGCGCTAAGGGTTGCGGCGGTGTTGATCGTCGTCGGCCCCGAGATCACCATCCAGAACACATCGTTAGCCGCCACGCCAGTAGACGGCAGATACTCATCAACCACACCCAGCAGGCCCGGAGCCGCCGAGGCAGCACCGTCAGACGAGTTGAGGATGTCGCTAGAGGCCATCTTCACAATCGTCCCCGGCAGCAAGGCTGCGCCGCTGGTGTTTCGCACTGCCTTGCACATCACCGTGACGTAGCTGAGGTTCCGACCGCTGACGTTGCTGCGAGGGTCAACGTCGTTGAACACCTTGATGGTGCCGGTGACGTTGGTTCCCTGATTCACATCGCTAACGCCAAGGGTAGTGCCTCGCCCAAACCACGGATCGGAGTTATGAATGCTCATGTGTACTTAGTCCTTTTGACCTTAGGATCAGGCGACAGCCGCCAGCTTGAAGAAGTTACGGGGAGACTTGAAACGGAGGTTAGCCAAGACGCTAACAACGTAGCGATAGCTGGCAAGGTCTTCGTTGTAGAACGGCCCTTCGCTGGTCAGCAGGCTGCCTTCCATGCAACGCAGTTCCATGTTGCCGATGCACAGACCGTAACCACAGCCAGCAGGCACAGAGTATTCAGTCGAGATTTCGACACCGTCCTGCTCAAACACATCGCTAAAGCCGTAGCTGCGGAGGCCAGTGGTCTTGGAGACGATAGCCCGTTCCTTAGAGTCCAGCTTATTCAGGTAGTCGATGAACATCTGGCGGTCGAGGAGAACCATGTCGATCTGGCTTTCCTTCGTGTCGTTACGCTTGGCCTGATGGATGCCCTCGCGGGTGGCCACCACGCAGTTGTCCTGCCAAGTGTTGGTCGTGAGACCAGTGGCAGCCTTAAACGCCGTGGAGGTGTAGTTCACAATGACCGGAGAGTAGAAGTCATACTCAGGGTCGGCCATACCGTTTGGCCATACACCGCTAAGCTGAGAGCCAGCCACAGCCCCGAGGCCAGTGTTGATTCCGGCGTAGGTGTCCGAGGGCCACGCAAACATGTCGGCGGCGTTGGCGGTTCGCTTGCTGCCGTCAGTGATGTTTACCGTGCCGTCGTAGCCCATGAAGCTCTCGACGCCGTGGAAGCGAAGCTCGTTCTGCGGAAGGTTGCCGTCAACCCACACCTCCTTGGCAAGGTGCTGCTCCATGCTTTCCTGAAGCCGCGTGGCCATCTTGCCTGCCACGTTGATCAGAGCGGCCTGACCACGGTTCTCAAGCATTTCACGCTTGTAGATGCTGTCCGTCACCTGATAGCCACGGTAGGGCAGGTTGGCATCAACCCAGAGGTTCTGCCGAGCGAACACGCGAGGGGTCTCACCGTTGTTCCCCTGAACGGGCTGATTGCGATACCTAACCTGCCAGTTAAGTCCCAAGCCTCCCTGATTCATCACTACGTTGCCGCTTGCCTCAAGGGCTGCAAACACCTTGAACTTGCGGAACGTGGTCAACTCTTCCTCTCGGAGGTAGTTGAGGATCGTAGTCCCGATAACACGCGCCCAGTCGGTCGAATTGGCCATTGGTTACCTCTTTAGGAAAGACCTGAGGCTGAGGCGTTAGCTCTCAGCATTTGCTCGAAAGATTGTTTCTGCCGTGGGGCACGCGGGTCGGTCTGGCCAGCACCTGCCGAGCGACTGGGGTTGCGGGAGGCTTCACGCCTCTGCCACTCCATGTTCTGGCGGGCCAAGTCGGGGGCGGCTTGCTCTTGCACCTGCTGCACCGGGGCTGGCTGGTACGCCTGTTGCGGTGCCTGCTGGGTGTAAGCCTGAGCTTGATTCCCAACCTGCTGCTGTGACTGAGCTTGGAGCATGTCGAAATGCTGGGCCAGACGGTCTCGCTCCGTCATCGCCAAGGCATATTCCCAACGGGGTTCCGCTCCGTTGATGCCACGACTCTT